CTCTTTTTGGAAAGTTGGTGGAGCTTCAACAGCGACAGCGAATAAGGGTATTGCAATTGCCCCTACAAGTATTCCTGATGAAGCAAATATAGTTGCAACACTTCTTGGGGTTGACCCAAATGCAGGTGTAGTAATAAGTTTGATGTGTCACTATTCAATTGATTAACATCAATTAACAATCGGGGGTTGGGCAACTGGCCCCCTTTTCTATAAATTACTATGGATAAAACTGGTATAGCTAATCTTGCCTTGAGTAATTTAGGTGAAGCTAGAATACAATCTCTTACAGAAAACAGTTCAAGAGCTAGGGCATGTTCTGCAAGGATAAATGAAGTTATAGAAACTGTATTACGGATGAATGTCTGGAATAGTGCATTAGAACGTAAACTACTTACTCAAATTGATGCTCCTATATTTGGCTGGAATTATACTTATCAACTTCCTGCAGATTGCATTAAAGTTGTTGAGGTAGAACCTGTTTCTAGATTCCAAGTTGAAAAGAAAAATATATTATCTAATGAAACCTCTTTATATTTACTATATGTAGCAACTCCTACTGATACTAATAATTTAGACTCATTATTGGCTGAAGCAATTGCAATGAAACTTGCAGTAGAAATTGCCGAATCTCTTACAAGTAAAGAAGGTTTAAAAAAAGAAATGGCTCAAAAATACTTTATGGCAATACAAGAAGCCAGATCAGCAAACTCTAGAGATAAAACTCCAGAACATAGAGAACGATCTTCATATATTGATGCTAAAAAAGGTAGGTACTCAGTTACACACCGCACATTTAATACTCCTACTATTGGTTACGAAGTTGATCAACAAGCATGGAAAACTAAATGAAGTATGAATTTCTCCAACCTAAATTTAATGAAGGTGTATTAGCAAAAAGCCTTCAGGGTCGCTCTAATGAAGAGTTCTATCATTATGGGTACAAAAGCTCTAAGAATATGATTCCTGTTCTCTCAGGGCCAGTTCTTAAACGCCCCGGGACGAATTACATAGGAGATGCTAAACATTCTACTGCTGTCTTTATTCCTTTCTTCAAGGATAAGGATAATACCTATATTATAGAATTAGGAGTTGCAACCTCCACTATTTCCTGTACTACTGCTAATGATGATGCCACAGTAACAATTGGCGCTACATCTACACTCAGAGCAGGAGATTCAGTAAGTGGTGATGGCATACCAGATGATACAACTATTAGTTCTATTACTGATTCAACTCACTTTGAATTATCAGCATTAGCTACTGCAAGTGCTACTGTTACTTTAACATTCCTAATTAGAACTGGAGGTTATTTAAGAGTATGGTCACAAAATCAACTTTTAACCGACAACACAGCAGTCTCATCCCCACCTACATATGAAGCAGATTTTAGTGTAACAGCATTTCCATGGACTGCGGCTGAACTGAATGGGTTAAAATCTACACAAAGTGGTGATATTATATTTGTTTGTTCTCCTACAAAACCTCCACAAAAAATATTCCGTACTTTATCTAATGCAACAACTTCGGCTGTTGCTGATGATACGTCGGTATGGGCAATCGAAGAATTTGTTACTACAGACGGCCCATATACTGAAATTAATATATATGATGAAAGTGTAGCTACAAAAAGATATACCTTAAAATTATCTACTGAACCTACTGCAACAAAAAGAATAGGTGCTGTAGAATTTAATACTATTAAAAATGAATTAGTATTAGCAAATCATGGATTACAAGTTGGACAGAAAATTAAATTACATGGTTCTTTAGGTGGCAGTAAAGGATGGGGTAATATAAGACAAAATATTTCAGGTTTAACTGCCGCTGATGGTTCCAAACAAACAATGATGAGTGGGACTAAAAGTATTAGTAGTGGGTTAGGTGATGGCACAGGTGTTGGGACTTTATTTTTTGATCTTGATGTATATGTTATATCTACAACATCAACTTCTTTTCAGTTCTCAGATACAGATGGTGGCCCTCTTAGAGAATTTGAATTAGTATTATTGAGTCCAGAAACAATTATTGCAAACGCACAGGTATATGTAGAAAAATATGTTTATTCGCCTAGTGCTACACCAATAAGTCTTACTTTGTATAATAATGGTGATACAGGTAGTGCTGGTTCTAATCTTACTAATACATATTTTCATGGCACAAATGATATAGGCCGCCTTATAAGAATTAATCCGTTATTAAAAGGTGGTAATAATATCGGTGGTATTAAATGGGCTTGGGGTATAATCAAAACTGTAAGTAGTTCTGTTATTACTGTTGAATTTAAATCTGAAATGGCTAATACAAGAGGTACTGGCACTCCCGGCGCTTCAAATATAGTTGGTACATCAGAATTTAGATTAGGTGCTTTTAGTTTAGGGCAAGGTTATCCACATGTAGCACAGATATATCAACAAAGAATGGTATTAGCCGCAACTGCGGTACAACCTTCTACAATATGGCTGTCAGAAACAGCAAACTTTTATTCGTTTTCTCCTACAGTTATTGCAGAACAAGGTAGTCCTGACTCAGTTACAGAAGGTGTTTCAACTGAAATAATAGTAGATTCAAATGCTCTTACATTTACTTTAGATTCAGATACTTTAGATGAAATAAAATGGCTTGGTGAATCTAAAAAACTTGCTATGGGTACTTCTGCTGGAATATATATGCTTTATGGAGCAGAAACAGACCTTACAGTTACACCATTCCGCTTTACAATTAATAGAGAAACATCATTCTCTGCAACTGATACTGCACCAGTTATTATATCTAATGCATTATTATATACTCAAATTGGTGGTAAAGATGTTCAAGCTCTTGAATTAGAAGGTGGGACTGTTAGTCAATGGGTGTCTAGTAAAATATCTCTTAAAGGTTATGATGTTATTAAAAATTCTGAGATTCAAAAAATGGTTTGGCAAGAAAGACCTTTTGCTATTATTTGGTTTATGATGGCTAATGGTAAATTATTGACTCTTAGTTATGATCGAAGTTTAGAATTTAAAGCATGGTCTGAACATGTAATTGCAGGAAAGATATATCGTAAAGTTACTGCAACTATACAAGCAACTGCTGATAGAATATTTACTGCGAGTACTGATAGTGGATTGTTATTAACTGATACTGTTGGAACTCATGGATTATTAAATGGTCAAATAATACAAGTAACTACTACAGGAACTCTGCCTACAGGATTAAGTTTAAGTACAAATTATTATGTAGTAAATAAAACAGCCAATACATTTAAACTTGAAACAAGTGTTAGTGCAGGTGCAATAGCATTTACTGATGTTGGTGGTGGCACACACTCATGGCACAAGCCAACTATATATACAGTCGCAGGAGATCAAACAAGTATGTTTGTAGCAGATAAGTATGTTACTGTATCTAATTATGAAGATTCAAATTGGAATGTAAGTCAAGAAATAATTAATGTGCTATCTACTGGAGGTAATACAGAAATAACAACTCGGTTGGATTCATCAAGTTTTGCAGGTACAACTTCTACTAATCCTATTATTGAGTCAGATGGAAGTTCACATGCACAAGTAACAGATATTGATATGATTCCAACTGCTAGTCATGACCAGATATGGTTTAAGGTAAAACGAACCATAAATGGAGTTGATGTTTATCATGTTGAAACACTTAGTAGATTTCCAACTGAAGGTGCTTTAGATCGGAACGAATATGTATTTTCTGATAGTGCTGTAACAGGTACAGTCTCAGCTACTAAAATTGTTAGTGGATTAAAACATCTTAAAAATGAAGAAGTTCAAATTTATTATGAAGGTATGCAACATGCTAACTTAACTGTTACAAATACAGGTGGATCAGATGAAACAGTTACTTTAAGTCATACACAAGGTAATGAACATGTAACAGGACTAGCATATGATGCAGAAATAGAAACTTTAGAACCATCTGCACCAGAAAATCAGTTTTCTTATACTAAAAGATTAATTAAAGCCGCAGTATTAGTAGAAGAATCATTAGGTATACAATTAGAATATAATGATTTATCAGAAGAATTATTATTTAGAACAACAGAAGATGCAATGGGAAGACAAATTCCTTTATTTTCAGGTTTAAGAAAATTATCATTATCTGGTATTGGTTGGGATACTCATAATATAAAGATTGTTTCTAATGGGCCTTTTCCTATGCAATTGAATGCTATTATTATTGAAGCTGAAACAGGAGGATCATAATGGATCGCGAATCTGCTAGGTTTCAGTTTGAAGATATGAGTAAAAATATTAATGTTGAACATACTTTTTCTTTTGATGAAGCATGGGATTTTGTTGAATATAAACATCACCAAGCAAATCTTACTACTCCAGATGAATATTTTCCTACAGAATATACAAAAGAAGAGTTTAGACATGGTATAATGTCTTTACAAGAAAAAATGTTAAGTGATGAAAATGTTAAAACTCCAGAAACACATCCAGATTTTTGTCCTGTTAAACATACTTTTTGTAAACAACAATATATAAGAGAGATATTTAATCCTGCTGGCTCAATGTTAGTTACTAAAATACATAAAGTAGAACATCCGTTTTTTTTATTGAAAGGTGAAATGTCTGTATTGTCAGAAGAAGGAGAAATGCATATTACTGCACCGTATTATGGTGTAACTCCAATTGGTACAAAAAGAGTTATAGTTGCACATACTGATTGCACATTTGTAACAGTACATCCTACTGATAAAACTTCTTTAGAAGAAATAGAAGATGATTTAATTGCTAAAGATTATAATCAATTGGAGGTATTATGAGTTTTTATGTTGCTGGATCGATGTTTGCGGCAGGTACATATAGTGCTGTAAATAAGCGTAAAGGTGCAATGGCAAATGCGAATGAACGTCGCAGAGCCGCTAGAGAATCACTAATTACTGCTGGTTTTAATATAAGAGAAAGGACTATAGAAGGTCAACGAACACAATTTGGAGTATTAGAACAAGGTGGTGCTGTATCTCAAAAAATTGCAATTGCTGGTAAACAAGCAGAAGGGTCTGCAAAAGCAAGTATGGGGGGAGGAGGAGCATTAGTAGAAACTGGTTCTAATAGAGCTACATTAACAAGTATTGCTCAAACAGCAGTAGCAGAACAAACAAATGTTATAATACAAACTAAAAATCAAATCAAAGCAATAGCAAGAGATACTACTAATGCAAATAAATCAGAATGGAGAAATGCAAAGTTAAATCAAGAACAACAAAATAGAATTGCTAGTAGAGAAAAAGGTGCCGCTAATAAACAATTTACTTCTGATATGGCAGAAACTACACTTTCCGCATATATGGGTGGTTCATCTATGGCAGGTACAGGTAATGTAGCTAAATGGGGTAAAACTGCTAGTACAGCAAAAAAATCAATGACTGCCGCACAATTAGCAGGGTCAGCTGTAGGCCCGGCGGGACGGTATCAGAAAAAAGGCGTAGGACCAGCCGGGAGGTATTCTTCTTCTATAAATAAAACCCCAAAAAAAGGGCGGCTAAAAAAGATTACTTCCATTCCTAGCATGAGCGATAAACAAAGAAGAGGTCCTAGTACAATGGATAAAATGATTTATCAAGCTAAAACAAGAAGTTTTAAACCATTTAGTAAAAGTGCATGGGGTCAAACAATGGATTTTTCAAAAGGTAGAGTAGGAAAAGGAGACTACTTTGGTCAACTAATAAATTTCTTAAAAGGTACCGGGTGGAAGGGTAGAGCAAAACGAGGTAGAATGAGAGGAGCATCTAAATAATCATGGCACAAATTCAAAAACCAGATTATTCAAAAATAACAAGTAGGTCACAAGTATATAATGTGCAACCTCAACAGGAAGCATATCGTGGTGCTGATCCTAATGCTGGACAGGTAGATTTGTCTACTGGACAGATATTTGACAAACTTGTAGATAGTATTGGAAATTTTACTGAGTTGCATCTTAGGTCAGAACAAACTGCTAATCAGTTACAAGCTAGAGATATTATTAATAAAAAGATTAAACATACACAAAATTTAAAAGAACTACTTTTCCTTCATCTACCAAATACTAAATACCAAGATTTAAAGCTAGGAGATGTACTTAGTAAAGTTAGGAAAATGGATTTAGAAGGGAAGAGTGATTTAAATATAGGTGCTACTAATGAACATAATGTTAGTATTATGCAATTGCCTGAAAATTTAAATCCTGAAGTCAAAGCAATGGTAGAAGACACATTTATTAAACAGGATAGTAATTTTTTATCATCTCTTATGGGACAAGTAGAAAATGTTCAAAGTGAACAAGCCACTTTAATATTGTCTAATTATGAAGCTGATTTTAAAGCTGGTTTGTTTAGAGATTATTATACTACTAATACTCGCTCTGAAGGTAATGCTCTTGCTGTACCTAGACTAAACACATTATTTGCTGAAATAGATGCTTTAGCTAAAACTAATTCATGGACAGTACTAGAAATTGAAGCTAAAAAGCAAAGTGCTGGTCAAATAATGCTACAACACGAATTTGACCAATCTTATTTTAGGGAAGGAAATTCTTCTCGTAGTTCTGAACAAATAAGAAAAGACGTAATAAAATATGCCAAAAAAGGAGATTTTCATTATTTGGATGGGGACAACAAAGAAGTTTATTTAGACCCTACTTATTATAAAGACAGAGTATTTAATCATACTGAACAAGAACGTATAAATAATATAAATACTCGAAAACATGACAAATTAGAAAGACAAAAAGTAAATTTAAGTCGAGCTATTAGAAAAAAAGTATATGAAGGTAACTTTGCTTTAGAACCATTTTATCGTGAATTAATAGAAAATGACGAATATAGTGAAATAGAACGTGATCATATATTTAACAGGTTACACGCAGAAGAAATACGGATTTTAAATGAGGATGCTACAGTTGATGAAAAAGAATTAAACAATCGGTTATTAGATAAATTATCTACAATAACAGGTGAACTTGGTACAGATTCAGAATTTGAAAAAAACATAGCCACATATGCCACTAAAAATATAAAAACTGGGGAATGGGAACCAAAATCCAGAGAAGATTTACGAAAACTTACTGAACTACCTAATTTTGAACAACGACATATTAGAGATTATATTACTGCATATAATCAAGGGCAAATTAAAAATGCTACATTGCTAAAAGCGGCTAAGAATAGTTCATTGACTAAAGAATTTGTTGATATACAAATGCAACGGTTTAAAAATGTTACAGGTATAGCATCTTTTTTCCAAGATTTTGCACAGGGTAAAGAAAATAAAAAAACTGGTGAGACTAAATGGACAGTTGATGATAGAAAATTAAAACCTAATACAGCAGGAGGGGAATTATTATCAGAATTCAACCTTGATGAAGACCCACGTTTTGAAAAGGCATCCCGGAAAGAGGTTATTGCTACTAAAAAATATATATTACAAGACCTTATTAATCGAGCCGCAGATGAATCCAAAAAAATAAATGATAAATTCTTAAAAGACCAAGTAGGTGCAGTAGTCAGCGAAAAAGACGAACTTAATAGATTAGATCAGATTACACAATCCTATGCCAAGAGCTATGAAGCTATGGTTGATTTAGGGGATAATGCATTTAAGGATAGAGTTCCTTCTTGGAAAGCGAAAAAACCTAATGTAATACAAACAATGAAGTTTTTAGCTTATAGAAAATTATTAGATAGAATAACTGATTTTGGACAAAAGAAAAATTCATATAATCTTGAAGAATTAAATACCCATATAACAGAATTAAGAGCCACTAAAATTAATGGAAAACCTGTTAATGAGGATTTTGCATCATCATCTTCAAATTATATGATGGGCGTTGCTAATGATTTAGAAGCCAGAAAAAATGCTTTAATAAAAGACGGACGAAATATAGGATTTTTAGAGACAGGACAAGAAGCAATTCTGAAAGAAACTGGTAAATATGATATGGATGCGTGGTATAAATGGGCAGTAAACAAAAGATTAGATTTTACCAATATTGAAATTATTTCTTCTGCTGAAGCAGAAATGATGCAAAATTTAGATAAAAGTACACAAGAAGAAACTTTAGTCCAATATTCTCAGTTATACAGTATTTTAAATCGGTATGGCGATAAAAATTCTTATGGATATAATGTTGCTTACAAGAATATGTATAAAAATTTAGATAACAAATACAAAAATGCTTTTAGCCTTCTTGTGCGTGATGGTAGTTTTACTCCTTCTAAGATAAAAAGAATATGGGATTATGGTAAATTGGACATTCTACCAAAAAAATCAAATAAGTTAGGAGAAGACTAATGGCTGATTGGAGACAAGGAGTTTGGGATAAGTTTGCAGAGATGGAAAATACTATGCATACAAGTGGTATAATTAATACTGATCATAGGAGAGGGCTTAGAAATGATGTATCTATGATATTAGATAGCAAAATGAATACTTATGATATAACTTCTAATTCAGACGCATATGAAGAAATTAAAATAGCATACGATGAAGCATTAGAAGGAAAATGGGGCGTAGCATCTTTAGGTGATCATACTAAATATAATTTATTGTATAACAAGCCACTAATGGAAAAAAATGGAATACCACATGAACGTGTATCTTTAGGGGCGCATTGGTTAGGAACCAGTTTTGGTCATAAAAATTTAACTATGGGTATTCAATCAGGACATGTTGGTAATATGAATAAAATAAAAAATGAACTGATGGATCAAGCTGTTATTAATATGAGAAGAGCTAATTTGTTAAATACATCTATTGGTGGGAATGTTGACCCTGATAAAACATCAACAAAATTAGATGAAGATTTAACTAGAGGTTTAGGATTACCTGAAACTCCTAACCAAGTTATTGGAGAAAATACAAATGCTAATTTAGCAGTAAGTTTAAACCAAGAAATAATAACAGAAGAACAAATGATGAGGCAAAAGACATTAGATGACATAATGGCTGGTAATGCTGAAAACATGTACACTACTTTAGTCCAAAGAAGTGGAGGAGGTGAAGGATATAATATTGCTGTATTTAATAGGCCAGTTGGTGCATCTCCAAAATCTCATGAATTAGTTGGATTTATGAACGATGCAAATGGGAAACATGTAGTAACTGAAGAAGAATTAGTTGGTGCATCTGCTTCTAATCAGATATTAGAATACGTACAAAGTTGGTGGTTTGATTATGGTCATAAAAGTATAGAAAAATTATATAACGAAGGGAAAGACCCTAACGATCGAGTACCCGGCCCCGGAAGAGCAGTTCCCGGATTTGATCTAGGTACTGGTATAGAAGAATATGGTAGTGGTTGGTTTGAAGCCCATCGAAGAGCATGGTCTTTTATGACAAGTGAAATGGGTGAACTTGAGTTTAAACACGCAGTAAAACCTTTATATTTAATGTTACAATATAAAGCTAAAGAACTAGGTGTTAATTATTTAGATAGGGAACAATCACAAGATGTTTTAAGATCATTCTCAGATAGATTTAATAGAAGTTTTTCAGAAACTCTTGAACATGAACCTTTATCATATTTTAAAGGTATGGCTAGATGGGTTGCTAATTTTATGGAATATGATGTTAATCTTAGAGAAGGTAGTAGTGATTATCTTAGTAAAGAAGCGCAACAGAAAAACCAAGACCTTTTTCCATTTATAGGAAGGGAAGAATAATGTATTTACCAGAATATACAGCTGAAATAAATAATGGAATGTTTGGCAATGCTATGATGAATAAAGCAATGCAAAAGTATATACCATCACCGTGGGGAGTATTTAAAGAATCAGCTAGTTATGCATTCCAAGATAATTCATTTATACATGCATTTGATTATTTAGAATCTTTTGCAACACCTTCAGGAGTTATAACCAAAGAAGAATTTGATGAAAAATTTGGTCAAGAATCAAATGTTACTTATGAAGAAGGTATTACTGAAAGACAAGCACAGATATTACAACAGTCTATTGAAAGAGATAAGTTTTATGCTCGGTACATGAAAAATACAAGCATGTTAAGTGTAGGTAGTATAACTGGTATGGTTGCAGGGAGTATATTTGATCCAATTAACTATGTGCCTTTTGTTGGATGGGCAGGAAGAATAGCTACTGTAGCTAGAATAGCAAACAAAATACCAATGTTAGGAATGACTGCTAATGCAATGTTAGGTCAGACTGCATTTGAAATAGTAAAACAAAATCATTTAAATAGTTTAGGTAAAGATGTTAATTGGGCAGGAGCAATGTTAGATATAGGCATGGCTGGAGTATTAGGTGCTGGTTTAGGTGGATTAGGCAGTTTAAGTGGTTTAGCTAATAAAATGAGATCAGTAGATATGGATACACACAATCAAAATTTAGCAGTAGCACTAACCGCAAATAGTGACCGTAATCCTATAAGTAATATGCAGGTAAATGATATAGACCCTATTACAACAGTACCACCTGAAACAATTCTTGATGTTGATCCTGTAACGGTCAGGGTACAAAAAGAACAAGGACATACAGACAGTTTTAATAGTAAAAATAAAGATTTAGATACAGCAGAAGAAGTTAATATACCAAAAAGGAATGATGCTATTAAAAAGTTTACTACTTGTAGAGGATTCTAATGGCTGTTGATCCTTGTAAAAAGTATTTAACAGATGCTGGTTTTGAAGATGCTGAAGTAGATAGAATAATTAATGATCTACCTAATTCAAATAATGTTGATGATTTCCTTAAAGAATTTAATACACAAGCTGAGATAAATGCAGAATTAAGACGTTCTGAAGTTATATCAAAAGAAAGAACCATAGATTCTATTAATGCTTTAAGAGAAGGATTATTTAATAATAATAACCCTTTTAAAACATTAACAAACCTTTTAGTTGGTAAGAATGGATTGTGGATAAATGCAACTGCACGATCAGAAATGAGAAATGGTAGAGTTTTAAAAGAAATGAATCTGACTAATCGTCAATTATCAAAAATGTTAGATGGCGATGAATTTGTTGCAGAATTAATTGAAGAACTATTCCCATTTACAGGCCAACAAAAAACTAATAGTGCAGAAGCATTTAAATTAGCAAAGATTTTACATGCCGAAAAGAAACTTCAAGTTATAGAAAGCAGGGAATACGGTTCAGGGTTGATGTGGAGAGATGATCATGTTACAACTACTTATCATGATCCTGTTAGAATGCTGGAAGTTCCTAGAGAAACTTGGCGAGAACAAATTAAAGCATTAATAGATCATGAAAAAACATTAAAAAATGTAAAGAAAGGAACTGATATTGACGATCTGTTAGATGAAGTATACGACAGTATCACTCATAAAATAAAAGAAAAAAAGAAAGCAAAAAACTTTGAAAGAGTTACTGCAATTTTAGGAGAAAAGTTTGACAGAACAACTCCATTAAAACAAATAATGGAAGTACAAAGAATTCTAACATTCAAAGATGCATCATCTATATTGCAATACAATAAGTCTTTTGGATACTACAATATAGGAAAATCTATATTTGCTAATATGGACATGATGGATAACCATTTAGCATTAGGAGAAAAGTTAGGATATGGATATTCAGACAAGATAAAGATGAAAGATGGGACTACTTCAACTCAAAATATATTACCAGAAAAAGAGTTAGGTAGACTTATTGATGAATTACATGCAGAAAAGAAATTAACTAAATTTCAAGCATGGAACTTAAAAGGCGATTTATACCAAGTTTCCGGGGAATCATATATTGTAGGTAATGCATCATTAGCCAAATTTACTGCTGGTTGGCAAGCATGGCAGACAGTAACTAAGTTAGGTAAACAAACGATAAGTTCTTTTGGAGATGTGCCTACTGCTGGAATTAATTTACATTATCAAGGTATTAAACCTAATACAGCATATTTAGGAATTGTTAATCATTTATATAGAAGTGCTTTCCAGAAAGTAGGAAAACAAGAAAGGCAATTTTTAAGAATGTTAGGAATAGGTTACGAAGGTGTATTTGGTACATCTGCCAGATCAGTTATGTCAACACCTATTGCTGGTAGATTATCTAGGATGCAAGATCATTTCTTAACATGGAATGGTTCACATGGTTGGACAAACTGGATGAGAGAAGGTTTTTCATACATGTCTTCTAATAACTTTGCTAATAATATAATGTCTAAAAACTTTGCAGATTTAGAACCTAGATTTGCTAAATTAATGGATGAATATAATATTACAGAAAAAGATTGGAATAAATTAAAAGAAATTGGTACATTTGATGAAAAGACTTTTAGATTAGATGGCGACCCAAAAAATAAATACATATCAGGAGATTGGATCAGACAACAAAAAGGTCCAGAAACTATAGCAAGAAAACTAGATAGATTTTTTATAAATGAATCTAAGTATGGAGTACCTGAAGCTACAGGCAAAGAACGTGCATTAATGTTTGGCAGTTTTAATAGAGGCACATTACCAGATGTAGTTACAAGATTATTTTGGGAGTTTAGGACACATACTATGAGTATAATGATGAATACTTATCCTCGTATGATGGAAATGGGATTGCCGAGTGTTATGCACTTACTCCCAATGGTAGGATTAGGATATGCTTCAATTGCCGCTAAAAACATGCTTAAAGGCAAAGAACCACCAGCGTATGATGACCCAGCCGTATTAACTGATGCGTTAGTCCAGAGTGGCTTTGCTGGAATGTTTGGGGATTTTCTTGCAGGAGAGTATGGAAGATACTATCATAAGTGGGACGAAGCTACATTAGGTGCAGGATATTCAACTTTTAAAAACTATGGTGAATTATTTGTAGGTTTAACAAAAGGAGATAAAGATTCAGCTGATGTTTGGAAAAACTTGCGTTATAATATTCCATACGCTAATTTGTTCTATACAGAGGCCGCTTTAAATTATGGATTACATTATGGTGTAATGGAAACATTTAGTCCCGGTTATTTAAATCGATTAGAATCAAGAGCAGAAGCAAATAATGAAGCATTTATGTTAGAACCATCAAATATTTGGGGTAATTAAAGGAATAAATATGATAACAACTGAATTAGATAGATACGAATATACAGGTGTTGCTAATCCTGTAGTATTTAGATCAGGTGGTACTGATATACCCATACAAAATACTGCTCATGTAAAAGTACATGTTACAACTACAGGTGATTTTACTGCCGCATTTGGTACAAGTACAGTTAATTTATTAGATACAGGGCATGGACATTTAAATGATCAAACAATTACTTTATCATCTGCAACTAGCCTACCTACAGGATTACTTGCAAATACAATATATTATGTAGTTAATAAAGGAACCAATACATTTCAAGTTTCACTTAGTCTTGATGGTAGTGCAGTAGCATTTTCAAGTAATGGTATCGGTACTCTTACATGGACAAAAACTTTACTTAAAGTAATTTCTACTGATTATACTGTAGCTTTAGTAGGCACAACTGCAACAGTAACATGGGAAAGTGGTAAAATCCCGGGTGCATCAGACAAAGTATTATTT